GGCCAATACAGTTAATTTTCTCACCTTTGCCAATACATTTGGTGATTGGGTCGTTACAACCAATAATCTCACACGAGAGAATAATGACTTAGCGGCCAACAACTATGTTAAACCTACCGGCACATTATTTCTAAACGATTCAACCTTAGGATTACAGGTTGCCAATAATGCCATTGTTGCTGGTCAATTAAGTGTGCAAGGTATTGGTTCATCGGCATACATTCAAAACAACCTGCGTGTTGATACACAAGTCTATTTTCAAAATACCATACTAGGTTTGACCAACTCAGGTCAATTAATTTCTAATGGTAGAATTACGGCTGCTGGTTCTGGTACAGGATTGGCTGTCGCCAACAATACAACGATTGGTGGCACATTGGCTGTTGGTAGCAATGAAACAGTTGGCGGCACTTTAGTCGTTACAGGTGCAACGACACTTAATAATACATTAGATGTTTCTGGTCCAACCACAATCAGTAATACTATCTCAGTAAGTGGTGTTGGCACATTTAGTTCTAACGTCAATGTTGGAAGAAATGTTAATGTAACAGAAGATATATTTGCAACAAAGATAACTGCTGGTGATTCAATTACTGGTCGTTCACTTATCATCACCAATGAAAGTGAATTGCGTGGCACATTAGCTGTAACAGGCAATACATCGATGGCCAATAACCTTCTGGTCTCTGGTCAAACAACAGTTAATGCCTTACAAGCCAATACAACGGTCAACACAGCAACATTATCGGTTACTGGCACATCATTTACCAATGTATTACAGGCTAACAGTTCTGTTAATACAGCTGTTCTATCGGTTACAGGTAATACATTCACCAACTTCTTAACAGCCAACTCAGCAATTAGTGGTGCCACATTAAGTTTATCTGGCGGTACATTAAATGCACCAAGTGCTGTAGGTACTTTTCAATCATTAACAACATCAGGTCCTGTAACCGTTGGTGGTAACTTTGTTATTACTGGTCAAACTGTTTATGCAACCAACACATTTACATTAAGTGCTGGTGTATCGGTACCAATCACTTCATTCTTTACTGTTAATCGTCCTGCAGCGGCTAATGCTTCGATTCGTTGGAATGAATTGTCAAGATACTTTGATATGAACGATGTTGATACAGGTATTTTCTATCGTGTATTGACTGATGAATTTAGAAGTGATATTACAACGATTAATGGCACAACTAATATTGCCACATCAAATGCTGTATTTTATCTACAAAGTTTGGCCAATACAACCAATACAAACATTGCTGTTATTCAAGGCACGGATGCCACTCAAAATGTCCGTTTAAATGCTTTAGAAACAAACAACATCAATCAGAACACCGCCATTAGTATCATTCAAGGTACCGATGCAACACAGAATGTTCGCTTGAATAGTATTGAAACAATCAATTTAAATCAAAACACAGCCATCGCTATTATTCAAGGTGTTGATAATGGTCAGAATACAACCATTACGCAAGTCAACCAATATGCCGTGTCTGGTTATACTCATGCCAATAATGCTTTCAATGCTGCCAATACTTTTGCGGCTCTAGATGCTGGTGTTAATTTAGCACAAAATACAGCGATTGCTATTATACAAGGTGTAGATGCCACTCAAAACACAAGGTTGAATTCTGTTGAATCAGTAAATGATACACAGAATACTCGCTTGAATAGTATTGAGACCGTTAATAGTTCTCAAAATACCAGTATCACACACATCAACCAGTTTGCTGGTGGTGCCTATGCAACTGCCAATGGTGCTAATGGATTGGCTCAAGGTGCATACAATACTGCTAACAATCGTGTCAGTTCCGTATCAGGTACCGCAGGTCGTATCACATCTTCTGGTGGTACAACACCAACACTCGACTTGGCCACGGCAGGACCAGGAGCCACATCAGCAACCTATTCTTCCGTAACAATTGATGCTTATGGTCGTGTAACAGCACTCAGTTCTGGTACTGCACCAGTAACCTCAATCTCTGGTACAACAAATCAAATCAACACAACTGGTGGTACAACGCCAACCCTATCATTACCACAAAGTATTCATACTGGTGCTTCAGTTCAGTTTGGTTCATTCGGTGTAGGCACGGCAGCTTCAGGTACTTCTGGTGAAATTCGTGCAACTAATAATATCACCGCCTATTTCTCTGATGAACGATTAAAGACCAAATTAGGTAACATTGAAAATGCTTTAGATAAAGTCATGTCACTCAACGGATTCTACCATGAGGCCAATGAAACTGCACAGGCATTAGGTTATCAAGTGGTTCGTGAGGTTGGTGTGTCTGCACAAGAGGTTCAAAAAGTTCTACCAGAAGTCGTGGCACCAGCACCAATTGACCCACAATACATGACCGTTCGGTATGAAAGACTGGTACCTTTGTTGATTGAGGCCATCAAAGAACTCAAAGCTGAAGTTGAAGAATTAAAGAAGAAGTAAAAATTTGAATTTTTAGTGGTCCGGCCTGAAAATTTTTCCTGTGGTTTCAATATGTTGAAAATGTGATTTTACTTTTGGGTTAGGTGGAAGGTTACATAAATATCCATTAGGATCAACATACAGGAATAGAAAATGCCAGCTGCATATGCTAATTTATATCTAGAACAAGGCACCACATTTAATGCAACCATCAATATTGATGACGTATATGGTTCCAACTATGACCTGACTGGTTATAGTGTCAGCAGCCAAATGAGGAAGTCATACTATTCTTCCAATGCCACAGCAACTTTCAGCACATCAGTCAACGCAAATACAGGTTCAATTACATTAGTTCTCAATGCGGCCACCACGGCCAACATCGCTGCTGGTCGGTATGTGTATGATACCGTCATTACCAACCAAAATCAAGAAGTCACCAGGATACTAGAAGGTATCATTGATGTTTCTCCACGAGTTACGAGGTAAAATATGCCAGGTCAAACCATTGGTACCGTAAATGTTCAAATAGGTCAGCCAACTAATCCACGAGCCATCGCCATCAACTACGGTACTGGTCGAACACTTAAAAGTTTGACTGACGTAAACGCTTCGGCTGCGGTGTCTGGTGATACATTGATATATGATTCAACAACTGATACATTTATCGTTGAACCAATTACAAATACAAATCTACGAATCGATAACGGCTACTTCTAATGTCAGCAAATACATCCAACATACAGATACTCCGGTCATCCACATCGGTTGCACCGGCAGAACTACTAGAAGGCCAGTTAGCGTTCTCGTATCGTTCTGGTCTATTATACATCGGTTCTAACACCGATATATTGACCATTGGTGGTAATGCCATCGTATCGTTTGCACAGTCAGCATTTAATCAAGCAAATACCACAACAGCTAATCTTGCGGCTAATCTTGCATACATTCAGTCAATCAATAATTGGCAGAACACCGAAATATCTGGTGTCAATTCATATGCACAGACAGCGTTTAATAAAGCCAATACAGGTGGTGTATTTTCTGGCAATTCAATCTTTCAACAGAATTTAACTGTTCAACAAAATCTTACCGTTGATGGTAATCTAATCATCAATGAAGATATATGGTTCAATGATACACTGGTTGTATTGGGTGCCAATAATATTACATCAGATACATTTGATATTGGTTTTGTATCAAACTACAATGACGGCACATCAAATGCTCGCACAGGTATTTTGCGTGATGCAAACACCAAAGAATATTATGTGTTTGATGGTTACACATTACCAGTCACACAAAATGATAACATCAATATCAATGACCCATCATTTAATCGTGCCAATCTACAGGCTGATTATGTAAAATCTAATCTCATTAGTAACACCATTGTATCTGATGATGCAAAGATTACTACACTTTCAGTAAATGGTATTGATTTCACATCTTCTCAGGCCACACAAAATACTCGGTTAAATTCTATTGAAACGGTCAATCAAGACCAGAATACAGCCATTGCCATTATACAAGGCACCAATCTGTGGCAGAATACAGAGATTGAGGCTGTCAATAACTATGCACACTTCATTGGCAGCTATGCAAATACCACGGCAGTTAATTTAGGTTATGTGAATCAGTATGCTGCATCGGGTTATGACTTGGCGAATACCAATGCACAGAATCTTATTTACCTGAATCAGTATGCACAATCAGGATACGATACAGCCAATTCAGCAACTGCAAACACTATCTATACACAAGGTGTAGACGCTACACAAAATACTTGGATTGCAGCCAATAATGAATTGCAAGCAGGCATTAATGCTACTCAGAATACACGCCTGAATTCTATTGAAACGGTCAACATCGACCAGAACACCGCCATCAGTATCATACAAGGTACTGATGCCACACAAAACATCCGACTGAATTCAATTGAGACCATCAACAATGACCAGAATACACGGATGTCTATCATTGAAGGTACCGATGTTACACAAAACAATTGGATTACCTCTAATGTCATTTACTTCCAAAGTGTTGATGATACACAGAACGCATGGATCTCGGCCAATCAGGCATACTTCCAAGGTGTAGACAACACTCAAAACACCAGATTAAATTCAATTGAGACCGTCAATCTCAATCAGAATACAGCGATTGCTGTTATACAAGGTACTGACCTCTGGCAGAACACACAGATTACCTATGTGAATCAGTATGCACAAGGTGCTTTTAATCAAGTCAATACAGTCTTTGCAATATCAAATACCAAAGCCAATCTATTTGGTTATACAGCCAACACCGTATTAGTTGCTAACTCAGCTGGCTATGTTTCAAATAGTCCGATGTTCTTTACATCAGGCAATAATACACTCATTATTCCTGGTGCAATTTCTGGTGGCGGTGCAAACACAACAATTACAGCTGGTGCTTATGTAACAACATTTGACACAACAGGTGCAGCATCATTCCCTGGTATTGTGTATATTGCCAATACAAACATTGGTGCCTTTGCAAATACAATTGCAGCCAATACCATCTACACGCAAGGTGTGGACGCCACACAAAATACTTGGATAGCATCAAACAATGCTCTACAAGCTGGCATCAACGCAACACAAAATACACGCCTGAATTCTATCGAAACGGTCAATGTAGACCAGAATACAGCGATTGCTATTATTCAAGGTACTGATGCTACTCAAAACATCCGCCTGAACAGTATTGAAACAATCAATGCGGATCAAAATACTCGCATGAGTATCATTGAAGGTGTAGATGCTACTCAAAATATCCGCCTGAACAGTATCGAAACAATTAATAACGACCAGAATACAGCGATTGCTATTATTCAAGGTACTGATGCTACTCAAAACATCCGCCTGAATAGTATCGAAACAATTAATAATGACCAGAACACCCGTATGTCTATCATTGAGGGTGTGGATGCAACTCAGAACATTCGTCTAGGTTCAATCGAAACAATTAATACGGATCAAAATACCCGTATGACATTGATTGAAGGTGTCGATGCTACTCAGAACATTCGTTTAGGTTCGATTGAAACCATCAACAACGACCAGAATACACGGATGTCTATCATCGAGGGCACCGATGCCACTCAGAATGTCCGCTTAGGTAGCATAGAGACCGTTAACGATAGTCAAAACACTCGTATGTCGATTATCGAAGGCACCGATGCGACACAAAACATTCGCCTAGGTTCAATAGAGACCATCAATAATGACCAGAATACTCGTATGTCCATTATTGAAGGTGTTGATTTATGGCAAAATAATGAAATCACATTTGTCAATCAGTATGCAGCCTCAGCATACGATAAAGCCAATACAGGTGGTGTATTTACCGGTAATGTAACGATTAACCAAGACTTGGTTGTTTCTGGTAACGTAACATTCTTAGGTAATGTAATTGCACAAGGTGCTCAAGATTTAATTATCAATGACCCGCTCATCTATCTTGCAAATAATAACTTAGGCAATTCAGTAGATATTGGTATAATTGGTAACATCATTGAATCACCAACAGGATATCAACACATTGGTATTGTTCGTGATGCTTCTACTAATCAATGGAAGTTATTCAGTAATGTTGTACCTGAACCAACCACAACGGTCGATTTCACTGATGCAATTTGGGACGATATTCAATTAGGCACCGTATACGGTAACGTAGTTGCACAGACAGTTGTTGTAAATGGTGTAGACTTTACAGGTCAGCAAGCATCACAGAATGCTTTCATCACACAAGTCAATCAGTATGCTGAATCGGCATATGCTACGGCCAACTCAGCACAAGCCAATACTATCTTTACACAAGGCGTTGATGCTACTCAAAACACACGCCTGAATAGTATCGAAACGGTCAATACGGATCAAAACACGGCTATCAGTATTATTCAAGGTACCGATGTTACTCAAAATGTCCGTCTGAATAGTATTGAAACAATCAATAACGACCAAAATACAACAATCACTCAGGTCAACCAGTATGCTGCATCGGCTTACCAAACAGCCAATCAAACGAATCAGTATGCTCAGTCGGCATATGCTCATGCAAACAATGCCTATAACTATGCCAACACATCCATCAGTTACAATGATGGTGTCAATGCAACACAGAATACTCGTATTGGTGGTATTGAAACGATTAATATTAACCAGAATACAGCAATCAGTATCATTCAAGGTACCGATGCAACACAGAATGTTCGGTTGAATTCAATTGAAACAGTCAACCAAGACCAAAATACAGCCATCAGCATTATACAAGGTGTTGATTTAACACAGAACACTCGTATTACTGAGGTGAATCAGTTTGCGGCTTCTGCTTATCAGACTGCTAACGATACCAATACATATGCACAATCTGCCTATCTAACGGCAAATCAAACAAATCAATTTGCACAATCTGGATATAATCAGGCAAATACTGCTACAAATCTAGCACAATCTATTTTTCAAAGTTATCGAGCAAATACAATTGTTGTTGCTAATGCAACAGGTTATCTATCAAACAGTAATGCTACTTTCTTTGCTTCAAACAATAATATTATATTTTCTGATCCAGTAGGAGATATTGTATTTGGTAACGTTCTGTCGAAAAATACCAACTTCACCGATGCTGGTATCATATTTAGAGGCAATAGCACCACAAACGTAATTTCTGGATTATTTACAGAAGTTCGAGGAAACATTCTCTCTTATGGTATTAATACTGCTCAAATTGATAGAAACTTTGATTTCACCAAAGTAGGTGGTATATTCAGATTTGACACGAGACCAACTGGTGGTTTTGGAAACCAAACCGCTTTCGTTATTAAAAATCGTCAAGCCAATTCAAATACAGAATTAAATGCTTTTGTTATTGATTTAAGTAATAACAATACTTATTTGACACCTAGCAATGGTAACGTTTCGATTGGTTCTACAACATTACCAACTGCAAAGTTACAAGTATTTGCAAGCACAAGTAATGAAGTTGTCCGAATAACTCAAGCTGGTTCAGGTAATGGTTTAATCATTATCAGTAACACCGCTTCATTTTCGAATAGCACTGGTGCTTTACAAGTTTCTGGTGGTGCCGGCATTCGAGGTAATGTGTATGCTGATGCGTTGTTTGATGGTGATACAAGATTATTATCTTACTTTGGTGGTATCGATTCAACACAAAATACACAGATTGCTGGTATTCAAGGCGTCGACTTAGCACAGAACTCAGCAATCAGTATTATTCAAGGTGTTGATGCCACACAAAACGTTCAGATTGCTGGTATACAAGGGATTGATGTTGCTCAAAACACTCGTATGTCAATCATTGAAGGTGTGGACGCTACACAGAATGTTCAAATCGCTGGCATACAAGGCGTTGATAATTCTCAGAACTCAGCAATACTCATTATACAAGGTGTAGACCTAACACAAAATGTGCAGATTGCTGGTATTCAAGGTGTCGATTTAGCACAGAACACACGCATTACAGAAGTCAATCAATATGCGGCTTCGGCTTATGCACAAGCAAATACCAATGCAAGCCAAATTGCTGTAATACAAGGTGTTGATGTAACACAAAACAATAATATCATTGCCGTAAATTCTTATGCACAATCGGCATATGCACAAGCCAATACAGCCAATGCAAGAGCATTTAATACTGTATTGAAGTCTGGCGATACAATGACAGGTTCTTTGAACATTGCATCACCATTAACAGGCACAACAACATGGACGGCTGCACTTGGTGTCAATGGTTCAATCGCATCAAACAACAGTATGTATCTTGGTGGTACCGCTTATGTTGGTGTAGCAAACGGTGCAGTATTATTCCCTAATGCAATCATTGAAGCGATTGGTAATAGTCAGACATATGCACAGATTGTTATGCAGAATAAGAATGCTAACGTCAATGCATCGTCTGACTTCGTAGCAACTGCCGATAATGGTAATGATACAAGTACCTTTATCGACATGGGTATCAACTCATCGAACTATAATCAAGCAGGCTTTGAATTAACGGGACCAAATGATGGTTATCTGTATGTTTCAGGTAACACATTTACAGGTGGTGGTGCTCTTGTATTAAGCACAACCACACCTAAAGACATTATCTTCTCTCTTAATGGCCAAGGAGTTGGCTCAGAGATTGCTCGATTCCAATTCAATACTGGATTGGTATTAAAGAATCGTATTACCTTTGCCGATGCAACCACACAGAATACGGCTGCTGCACCTGCCAACTATACACAGTCAGCATTTAATACTGCGAATGGTGCCAATGGCATGGCGATTGGTGCATACAACACCGCCAACGGTGCCAATGGTATGGCCATCGGTGCCTATGGTCGAGCAAACTCTGCAATCAGTTTAGCACAGGCAGCATTCAATCGTGCCAATACAGAACCAGATTTAGCTGGCTGGAGACCAAATACAATATTGGTAGCCAACACAGCTGGCTTCCAGTCAAATAGTAACTCATCGATTATCGCTGCCAATAACACCATGTTTACTGGTGATGTATATGGTGGTACACTTTATAGTAATGGCCAAGATGTCATAGGCACAAGTTTAGCTTTCGCAATTGCCTTGGGATAACAAACATAAATATAGATTATTGAACGGAACAATTAAATGCCAAATCTTTTTACAAACCGATTTAAACCTAGTATAGGAATCGCCAATACAACGGTGTATCAGGCACCTGCGGCCACACAGTCAACGGTGATTGGTTTATCCATTGCAAATCGTACCACGGCCAATACAATTACCGTTTCAGCGTATGTGCTTGATTCTTCAAATTCATTCTCGGCCACCTATATTGTTCGAGATGCTACGGTACCCATCGGTGGTACATTGGTTGCTGTGGGTGGTGACCAGAAATTAGTATTGAAGGCTGCTGATTCAGTTCAGGTGACCTCATCGGTGAATGCTTCAGCAGATGCCATACTTTCAGTCCTAGAAATCTCGTAGGTAAAATATGTCGATTTCAAAAATTACCGGTGCATCAATTGAGGACGGTTCGATAACCCTAGCCGACCTAGGCATCACCACAATCGATTCAGGCACAGGTAATACTCTTACACTTCAAGCAAATTCTGCAACTGGTATCGTCATTGATACAAGTGGTAATACAGCCATTGCGAACACATTAAGTTTCACAGGAACTGGTGCTCGTATTCGTGGTGATTTTAGTAATGGTACTGTTGTTAATCGAACTGCATTTCAAACTAGCACAACTAATGATAACACATTTATTCCTGTTATTGGTAATGGTACTGGTGTTAGTAATGGAATAGAAATTTGCAATTCATCTGACGCTGGTAATGCTGGTATTTTACAAATGTCTAGTAGAACCACAGATACGAGAATTGCTGCAAATGCTCGTGGAGTAGGATCATTCCTACCTCTCACAATGTATACAGGCGGCAGCGAGCGCCTACGCATTGATACTTCTGGTAATGTGGGTATTGGCACAAGCAGTCCTTCTTCATTGCTCAATGTGTCTGCATCAGATTCTACAGGAATAAATGTTAGATTTGATATAACAAATACACAATCTGGTTCTTTACTTAGCTTTTTATCATCTGGTACAACTTTTTCAGCGGCTGGATGGCCAGCAATATCCGATGCAGGAATCATACGCTCGGGAGTATCTAGTAGCGGCGGTCTTGTGTTAACAACAGCGGGCTCAACAGCACCTATTATATTTTCACCAGAAAGCACAGAACGTATGCGCCTCGATGCAACTGGTCGATTGGGAATAGGAACCACTTCTCCATCTCAAAGGCTCCATGTAGCCGCTGGCACCATTCTTTCTTCAAACACAGCAGGAACAATTGCAACAGTATCGATAGCCGGTAACGGTTCTACTGTAGGTACTTCTGACTTTGCATTACAACAAGGCACAAGCTCTGAAGCGTATGTGTATAACCGTGCAAATAGTTTCTTGGTATTAGGAACAAATAACACGGAGAGGATGAGAATTAATGCTGCTGGTGATGTTGGTATACGGACTGCCAGTTTCTCAACATTAGCTTCATCTGGTCGTGGATTATTAGAAATAAATGGTACATCCGATTCTGCTATGGGTTTCAAAGCAGGAGATACTTTGTATGGATATCTTTATACATCTTCAACTGAATTTAGAATTGCTAATATAACAGCGAATCCTCTTATTTTTTATACCAATAACACAGAGCGTATGCGTATTGACTCTAGTGGTCGTGTTGGTATTGCTGCCACTTCAATGTCATATCACCTTGAGGTTGGAAACGGAACTGCCGACACTCGCTTTGTAGCTAATCCTAATAACGCTTATGCTATTGGTGTCAAAAACGGTGCTAATAACATCGGTGGATGGATTGGATCTCCGTCTGGTGGTGTGTTGAGTTTTTCTGCCAATGATGGCACAGAGCGTATGCGTATCGACGCTAGTGGTAATTTATTAATTGGTAGAACATCTCAATCGACGGGAGATTGGTTTGTTACTGCACAGGGTGGATATACCGCAACAAGCCAAGATAATTCTGTAAGGTCTCAACTATTTGCTTGGACTGGTTTAGCTGGTACAGGAACTTTTACTAACCACGACTTTACATTCCGTACCAATAACACAGAGAAGATGCGGATTACCTCTGGTGGTAATGTTGGTATTGGTACCAGCAGTCCCGATAACAATGCTGGATATATTGCACTCAGTATTACAGGTTCAACAGGTGGACAAATATATTGGAGATCCACAGGTTCTTCCGTTTCTGCTTATGCTGGTGCAGATAGTACCGGTGGTTATATTGCTACACTTTCGGATCACGCATTAATATTCAGAACCAATAATACAGAACGTGGTCGTTTTACCAACCAGGGCGCATTTATGGTTGGTACCAACATAGCTGTAAATAGCACAGACCTTGTTCACAAGATTGGTGATGTGGCCAGTGGTACCGCTTATGCTCGTTTGATGATGCAAGAGCGTGGCGGTAATTGGATTAGTTTTAATGATGGTGCTGGTACACACTATGGTACTATTGTTCGAAGCGGCTCTGGAGTTAGCTATGGCAGTAACTCTGACTATCGCTTAAAAGAAAACATTGTACCTATGACAGGTGCTTTAAATAAAGTTGCTCAGTTGAAACCATGCACATACACATGGAAATCAACAGGTGAAGCTGGTCAAGGATTTATTGCTCATGAATTACAAGAAGTGATACCTGATGCGGTTTCAGGTGAAAAAGACGGTATTAATCCTGAAACGGATACACCTGCTTATCAAACAGTTGATACTTCATTTTTAGTTGCAACACTCACGGCTGCTATACAAGAACAGCAAGCCATTATCGAATCATTAAAATCCCGTATCGAAATTTTAGAACAGAAATAAACCATGCCATTACAGCGTATCGCAAATTCAGATATTTCCCTCACAGGATCATTTTCGTTTCCTGTAATCTCAGGTAATACTGTCATACAAGCCACAGATAATACCAATGCTGCTCTGCGAATCACACAGCTGGGCACAGGAAATGCTTTGGTGGTGGAAGATAGTGCAAATCCGGATAGCACACCGTTTGTGATAAATTCTGGTGGCCAAGTTACCGTTGGCCATACTTCTCAACCATTTTTTATCAGCGGTGTCGTTCCAAACTTTGGTGTCATTGGCACCACTAACACAGACGGTGGTTTTGTAAGCGCAAGATATTCAAATGATACATCTCCAGCATGGTTATTCTTAGGTAAAAGCAGGGGTTCAATAGGGTCGCAAGGATCGGTATCATCTGGTGATTCTATTGGTAATTTTGATTTTTCCGCTTCTGATGGAACTATTTTTGTTACTGCCGCAAGAATCCGTTCCGATGTAGATGGCACACCTGCAACAGGATCAATGCCAGGTCGTTTATCATTTCTTACTACTGCTAGCGGTTCTGCGGTTCCTACAGAGAGAATGAGGATACGTAGTGATGGCAATATAAGTATTGGTGATGGTGGTAGTTCTGCTCAATCTTTTAGAGTTGCAAAAAATATTACAGGTGCAACATCTTATTTTTCGGTTGTTAATCAAGCCACCATTCAATCAGACGTAACATCTACTGCAACCTATTACTATAGTGGAGCAGGTACGGCAGCAACATCTTTTACTTTAGGTAGTTTACGACATTATCAAGCAGACCAAAATACGCTTGGAGTTGGTTCTGCTGTTACAAATCAAATTGGTTTTTTAGCATCTAGCAGCTTAATTGGCGCAACCAACAACTTCGGCTTTTACTCCGATATTGCTAGTGGAACAGGTCGTTGGAACTTTTACGCTAATGGAACTGCTAATAATTATTTTGCTGGTAATGTGGGTATTGGTACTAATAATCCTACCCAACAACTTACTGTTGGAGGCTCTGGAAACATTTTAGTTGCTGCTGGTGGCACTGTATTTTCTTCAGGTCGTTTATATATTCGTTCTGGCTCTGGCCAGCCTTTCGATTTTGGAGCAAACGACACCAATTCGTTAATGCAGTTAGCATCATCAGGTAGCCTAGGATTAGGTACTACTCCTAGTGCTTGGGGTGTCATAGCACCCGGACTTGATATTGGACCTTGTGGTGGTATGGGTAGCTTTACCAACCAGTTTGATATGCTGTATAACCTTTATTACGATGGCGGTCAATTTAGATATAAAACAACAAACACAGGTCTTTTATATCGGCAACTAGGAAGCGATGGTCATGTTTTTGAAACTTGTCCATCTGGTTCTGCTGGTGCGGTTGCTGGCTTTACAAGAAAAGCGTCAATAAACGATTTTGGTATAGGACTTGGAGCAGTAACTCCAACCTCTGGTATGGGCATCACATTTCCAGCAACTCAAGACCCATCATCTAATGCTAATACGCTAGATGATTATGAGGAAGGGACTTGGACACCTACATTTACTGGCAGCGTATCAAATCCTACAGTTACTTATGGCGACCGAGTCGGCAGATACACAAAAATTGGTAATTTGGTTACGGTGCAGTGTAGAATTGATGGAGTTTTCATTAGTGGTGGCAGTGGACAAATAAGAATTACAGGACTGCCTTTTACTAATGCATCTGACACACCGACTGCTTGTATCCCTATGCAACAAAGCACAGGAATTAATGGAAGATATAGTTGTGCGTATCTAGACCCTTCAATTAACTATTTCACTATGTGGAATAATGACCCAAATAGCGGTTATTCAACACACAACTATCCTGTTGCAAGCACACTTTCATATATATTCAACTTGTCTTATCGTGTTTAAATAGACCGAATTACACTTCTATACTATGAACCTAAATATTACTAAAATAAACTTAAAGAAATAACTATGGCTTACCTCGGCAACAGACCTGATGCGTTTCAATACACATCAACATCATACCAGCAACTCTCTGGTGATGGTGTTACGACCACCTTTACACTCAGCCGCCAAGTATCCGCCAATGGTGATATTGAAGTAGTCGTCAATAATGTTCCACAGGAACCTGGTGTTGCTTATTATGTTTCCGATTTAATCAATCTAAACTTCACGGCACCACCTTCTGCGGCTGCCAATAACATCTACATTGTTTATCGTGCTTATGTTCAGTCTGGTATTGCACCGGCAGCCAACACAGTAACGACCTCTGCGATTGCAGCCAATACGATTCAGCCATGGCAGCTCACAAACTCATTACTGAATCCGATTGTCAATACATTTACAGCCAATGGTACTGGTACAACATACACATTGGCCTTTACACCACCTTCAGCAAATGCTGTGGTGGTGACGATTAACGGTATCACACAAAATCATCCTGAGAATTACAGTACCAACGGAACAACATTAACCTTTACGGATCCACCGGCAGCCAACTCGGTGATTCGAGTGCTACAGCAAGCCGTGATAGGCACTTCGATTGTTCCGATTGATGGGTCGGTTAGCACCAGCAAATTAGCAGATGGCTCGGTGACCACAAGTAAGCTGGCTTCAGGATTAACTCTTTCAAGTGCCAATCTGAGTGGCGGCTCAATTAATGATATGACGATTGGTGGTACGACTGCCAATACAGGTGCATTTACTACATTATCAGCAAATAATATTACTACATCAGGTAATGTAATAGCAAATACGGCTCGTGTTAACTTATTAGATATAGTGACTGGAGCCAACAACGCTTACCTACACTATGATGATAACATAACAGGTTGGACTTACACAGGTAAATCATTCTCAGTTGCTGGTCAAGAAACTATACCATCCGGTATATTCTTCAAACCAGACGGAACCAAAATGTATGTCATTGGTTCTACCGGTGATGATGTAAACGAATATAATTTAAGCACTCCATGGGAAGTAAACACCGCCACTTTTGTGCAAGCATCTGTTGCATTAGTTGATACAGCACCAACTGGAATATTTTTCAGAGATGATGGTGCAAAAATGTATATGATTGGTACCACCAATGATACAGTATATGAGTATAATTTATCAACACCATGGAATGTATCTACACTTTCATTGTTTCAAAGTTTTTCTGTAGCATCTCAGGAGCTTACGCCACAAGATATTTGGTTTAAACCAGACGGCACCAAAATGTATGTGACAGGTTCTTCAGGTGATTCTGTATATGAATATAATTTATCATCTGCATGGAATGTCACCACAGCATCATTTTTACAATCATTTTCTGTTGCAGCTCAAGAAACAACTCCAGTAGCCGTAAACTTTAGTGCTGATGGTACAAAAATGTATGTGTTAGGTGCTACTGGTGATGATATTAACCGGTACGATTTATCAGTTGCATGGGATATATCAACGGCTGTATTCTATAATAACTTCTATATTGGTTTTCAAGAAATAAATCCAGCCGGAATGTTCATTAACAAAGAATCTGGTATTGAAGCTGCTTATGTTGTAGGTTCTACTGCTGATACCGTATTTCAATATCGAACTGAATCGAATTCATTATCATTAGATACTCGCAATTTGTTTGTTGATGGTTCTTTATATGCAAATAATAATTTACAAGTTTCAGGTGCTGCTCGCATAGAAGGATCATTAGTTTCGGGTGCCATTACTGGTACCAGTTTTTCTGGTGCAGTAGCGGCCACATCACTTACATCATCAGCTGGTGTAACAATGAGTGCCACAACACAAACAATTACAATTGGTGATACACAAACTACAGGACCAATTATTGTCGGTGGTTCAACTGGTACAGGAACAATTACAGTAGGACGTTCAAGTGGTACACAATCTGTTAATATCTCTGGTGCGCCGATTGTATTGACAAAAGGACAATTACAGTTTCCAGCCACACAGAATGCTTCAGCTGATGCAAATACACTCGATGATTATGAGGAAGGAACTTGGACGCCTACTTGGTCGTCAGGTACTGCTACATATAGAGCTCAAGTAGGAAGGTATACAAAAATTGGTAATGTTGTGTATTACAACTGTAAGATTGCATCATCAAGTGTAACTGGTATGTCATCGGCAAATATAAACGGACTCCCTTTCGCAGCAAGTTCAAGTAATGCTGAAGGTTACACAACAGGGTCAACTTTTTGTGTGATTGGGTTTGAAAATCTTGGATCAGCAGGAATTGCTCCTCAAATATCGCCGGGACTTTCTCGGATTGAGTTGTATATTGTTACGCAAGCATCAGGAGACAATTATACACCACTAACTGCTTCAGCTTTAAATGAAGGTTCTGAGTTAAATTTAACTGTAACAGGATTTTATTTCGTTTAACTACACCAGATTAGTGTAGTCGGATTTTTTTAAAAAGGAGAATTAAAATGGCATTAACAAAAACCGTGGCAGTAGACCAGATTACCGTAACAGAAAACGGTATCGTATTGTATCGTGAGGCAACAACCATCAAAGAGAATGGTGAAGAAATTTCTAAGAAATATCACCGCACCTCACTCACACCTGGCCAAGACCTCACAGGCCAACCAGAGAAAGTCGTAGCGATTTGTAACGCTGCATGGACTGATGATGTCATTGAAGCCTATGAAACACAGCTAGCGGCTTCGGCAGCTTCGTTGCCTGGTACGCCAACCTAAATATAGTGGTACAACCAACAAGAGAGTAGAATGAGCGGATTAACCCAAGTTACAAGTGACGTAATCTCAACAAACACCATATCGGGATTAATCTCGCAGGGTTTCAACACGCTCAATGTTGCGACAGTTGGCACACAGACGATTGAGTTTGGCTCTAGTAATACATTGGTGTTTCAAGCGAATACATCTGCTGAGCGGATGCGGATTACTGCCAATGGTGATATAGGAATTGGCACAAGTAATCCTCTTTTTTCTGCTGGTTATCGTTGCATCACACTCAATGCAAATACAGGTGGTGTATATGAGATAAGAGCAAACAATATACAAACCACAGCACTCTTTAATGATTCAAACGGATCTCGCCTACGTTCTTTAACAAATGTAATTATTGATGCTGCCAACATAGAGCGTATGAGGATTGCCAATACTGGCCGTGTAGGTATTGCAACAACCACTCCACAAACCACACTTGATGTATTTGGTACGATTCAAGCCAATAGTGTAACCGTTACAGCAAACACGGTGGTGCCAGACTTAAAAGCATTTCAAGTTACTTCACCAAATCGTCATTCAGTTCGCCCAAGCCTACTCTTAGACTTTGCTAACACTAAGACACTAGACCCTCGCATTACTTTCACCAGAGGCTCTACTGCTACTTTCTATGATGGCAAGACTGTGGCTAAGGCTGAGGAGAATTTATTGTTGCAGTCGCAGGATTTCACAACGACTTGGGGAGTGGTGGAAACAACCGCATCATCAAACACAACAACTGCTCCAGACGGAACATCTACAGCAGATACGATTACCGAAACAACCGCTACTTCAAACCATCGAAGCGGGCAAACAGTAACTATTACTGCTGCTGTCCATGTGTTTTCTGTGTTTCTCAAAAAAGGTGGTGGGGCATCTGCGCCTAACTGGATTCAATTGTGCTTTACGGGCGCAAACTCAGGTCATGTCAATTTTGACATTGCCAATGGAACTGTTGGTCAATCAGGATTTACTGGTACTGGAACAATAACAAGCGTAGGTAATGGGTGGTATAGATGCACCTTAAGCCAACCATCTTTTTCTGCTGGCGCTACAGGTTGCACAATTTCTTTTGTAAACAACACAGACACAGCTACCCGCCTACCTTCATACGCTGGAAACACGGCGGCAGATGTATATGTCTGGGGCGCCCAGCTAGAACAACGCTCCGCGGTCACTGCCTACACAGCTACAACTACTGCACCAATCACCAACTACATCCCAGCTCTGCAAACTGCGGCATCTGGTGTAGCTCGCTTTGAACATAACCCTGTAACTGGTGAGAGCCTTGGGTTAGAGATTGAGGAGCAGAGGACTAATTTGGCAATAAGATCAGAAGATTTTAATAATGTGGCATACCAAAAAAATGATTCAAGCACCATCACAAACACTATTATTGCCCCTGATGGAACTTTAACTGGTGGTAAGTTAATTGAAAATAATGCAAATGCTCAACATCTATTATTTCAAGTAGTAAGCGGGTTATCTACTGGAGCAACATATACATATAGTTTTTATGCCAAGGCTGCAGAACGAACAAATGCCCAAATTTTGTTTGCACAAGGATCAAATAATGCCCTTGCAAGCGCAAATCTAGAAACTGGCACAATTGGGTCTGTAATAATAAACGGCGGAAACTGGACTGGCGGTAGTGCGGCGATTACTAGTGTAGGAAATGGTTGGTATAGGTTATCGCTGACCGCAACCATTGTTGGTTCATCTGCATTGTCAATCAGAATTGTGCTTGAAAACACAACAGGTAATTCTATTTACACAGGCGACGGTTACTCAGGCATCTACATCTGGGGAACACAACTAGAGGCTGGCGCATTTGCTACTAGCTATATCAAAACAGAAGGCTCTCAGGTAACTCGTAGTGCTGATAGTGCAAGTATGACTGGTACTAACTTTAGTAGCTGGTATAGGGCTGATGAGGGTACTGTTTATACAGAGTTTTCAGCTTATGCGACCAGCGTAGCTGATGGTTTTGGTAGAGTATGGTCTATTGACGACAACGGAACTAACAACGTAATTGGATTGCTAAAGAATAATGGATCAAATTCTTCATATTACACTTATGTAGGTGTAGGTGGGGTAGCACAAGCAACTCTATTTACAGGCGCACTAACAGCAAACACATTTAATAAAATAGGCTTCACTTACAAAGTAAATGACTTTGCTCAATCGACCAATAGCGTAACTAATACCTCCGACACTTCTGGAACTATTCCAATAGTCAATCAGATTAGAATCGGTTCTGTTGGTGGTATAGCTGCTTTGAATGGAACTATCCGCAAAATCGCTTACTATCCAAAACGCCTAACTAATGCCGAGCTACAAGGCCTTACAACGATTTAAAGGAACATAATGCCAGCACTTATTGGAAACTTACCTAACCAAGTACCGACAAACGGTGATTTGGGTTCTATGGCTTTTCAAGATGCAAGCAATCTAACCATTGGTAACTTGGCATTTACAGGCACAGGCAATCGTATTATTGGTGATTTTAGTAATGCTACTGTTGCTAATCGAGTTGCGATTCAAACAAGCACAACAAACGGCACTACAGTTCTTCATGTAATTCCAAACGGAAGCAGCACAACTGCTGTTGCAGAGCTTAATAACGCATCAGATCCAACTAATTCTTCTACGTTGCAGCTGGTCACTGGCCCATCCACAACCAACATTCGTTCTGCCACTAGAGGGTCTGGCACCTACCTGCCAATGGTATTTGAAACTAACGGCACAGAGCGTATGCGGATTGATACTGGTGGTAATGTAGGAATTGGTACCAGTCCTGCTTATCAACTAGATTTGGGTGGTGGAATAACAGTAAATAACCGTATTCAATTAAGGCGTGGATCAGATGACCCCAATCAACATTTAAGGCTTGGTTGGGATAGACTTGAATCAGTTAGAGCTGATGTTGCTTTATCTTCACCACAAACATCATTATCATTTATTCAAACAGGATCAAATGGTTCTAGAACAAATATGCTGATTGATTCTAGTGGTCGAGTTCTTGTTGGGTTAACTTCTGCCAATGCATCTGGAGCTAACTTTCAAGTATCTAGCGGAATTACCTTCCCAGCCACACAATCTGCTTCGTCTGATGCAAACACATTGGATGATTATGAAGAAGGAAGCTGGACACCAATATTTAATTCAGGTAATAGTAACCATGTTATAACTGCCAATTCGTCCGCAGGAAGATACATTAAAATTGGAGGAATGGTTTGGCTTCATTGTCAAGTTCACTTTCAATGCACGACAGCCGGAACAGGAGCATTTTTTATTACAGGGTTGCCATTTGTAGCAAGTAGTATTAATGGTCACGGAATGGCGTTAGCTTTAGGACCTTTATATAATTGGAATGTAGATAATTCTGCTTATCAAATTGGTGCTCGAGTAAATGATGCTTCTGCTAGCATTTATTTTTGGAATAATTTTGACGCTAGCACGGATTCTTTATTGGCTTGGCCTTTTGCTGGAGGCGGCACACAAATTTATGGATCCATCACAGGTTGTTATAGAACCGATTAAATATTATCTACACTTAAATCATGAACCTAAATACCTCAATATCATAACTAGGAATTAATTTTGGCATACCTTGGGAACCCCTTATCGACCGTAGATTTTCCTGTGGATTATTTCACAGGTGACGGCACATCTACAACTTTTCAACTCTCAAGAATTCCAGCTTCTCCCACCTCGATTCTCGTGCATATCGGTGGTGTCAAGCAGGTGGCTTCGACTACCGATCCGGCATACTATCTCGATGGCTCTAAATTAGTTTTCGTATCACCACCAGGTGCCTATTCACCGATTGAAGTGAACTATCTTGGCATTGCAGGCCAAGTGAATATTCCTGGTACTCAGTCAGTCACACAAGATATGCTGTCGTTGCAGCTGGCAAACACCTTTGTGTATCAGACAACGGCTAATGGTGCCACAGCATCATTCACACTCAATGCTCCGCCGGTCTCAGCAAACTCTCTGGTCGTTTCAGCAAACGGTGTTGTGCAATACGATTACTCGGTGAATGGCACAAATCTAACTTTTGGATTTACTCCGCCGGCAGGAACTTTGGTGAGGGTAACTTCGTTGGCTCTGGCACAAGCAGGAGTTCCTGCGGATGGCTCGGTGACATCTGTGAAATTGGGAGCAAATCTAGCACTCACAGGAAATACCACAGCAACACTTGGTGGTGGCACAATTAACAACATGGCGATTGGTGGAACTACACCCGCTATTGGCCGTTTTACCGATTTAACAGACACAGGTCTTACATCTGGTCGAGTGATTTATGCTGGTGCTGGTGGTAATTTGGTGGATTCAATAAATCTTATATTTAATGGTACGACACTTTCTGCGGCTGGTTTTAGTGGACCATTTAATGGTACAGTCGGAGGAACCACACCTTCTACAGGCGCATTTACTACTCTATCAGCAAGCGGAGCATTCTCAGCCAATGGCGGTGTAACACTAGGCGATGCTTCAGGCGATGCACTCACTATTAACTCTAGTGCTGTATCTATTCCTAATGGACTGAACTTTGATAGCAATACTTTAGTTATTGATGCTGCTAATAATAGAGTTGGTATTGGTACTACTAGTCCAACAGTTCCACTAGACATCGCTGGAGCTGCTAGAATTACTGGATCAAACCTGTCTATTGTTCCATCTACTACAACTAGCGCAGCGTATTTATTAAACACTAATGCTAGCGGTAACTTCTTCTTTGCCATTGACAATAGTACTGGAGCTTCATTCGGGGCTGGCAACTATGGTCGAGTTATTTACTCAAGCGCAGCGTATCCATTGGCGTTTTTTACCAATGATACAGAGCGTATGCGTATTGACTCTAGTGGTAATGTTGGTATTGGAACTAGTAGTCCTGGAGCTAGATTAGAACTTGGCGGCACAAACCCAACTATATATTTTGGTCCTGCTGGCACTGCAAGTGGTGGTTATATTGGGTATAACACAGACAATAATTATTTAAGTATTAATGCAGTTTCACAAGGAGTGAGTTATAGAAACATTGCAATTGCAAGTGATGGGGGTAATTGTATAGTTGGGGCAACTACAACTTCTGGTTCTGGAAAATTTGTAGTGTCCACTAATACTGGTTACTGTGCCACCATGAACAGCGTTAGTAACAATGCGGATTACATTCAGTTCTGGAACGGTTCTCAAGTTGGCTCAATCAATCGTGTTGGTGGATCAAATGTCAACTACAACACTTCTTCTGATTACCGCCTAAAGCATGATGTGGCTCCTATGACTGGCGCTCTTCAGCGTGTCGCTCTTCTAAAACCATGCACCTATAAATGGAATATTGATGATTCTGAAGGTGAAGGCTTTATTGCACACGAACTGGCTGAAGTAGTGCCACAAGCGGTAACTGGTGAAAAAGATGCTCTTGAAGAAGATGGTTCAATCAAACCACAGGGTATAGATACCTCTAATTTAGTCGCATTGCTCACAGCCGCAATCCAAGAACAACAAGCTCAAATAGAAGAACTCAAAGCAGAAATACAATACCTCAAAGCTAAATAAAAAATGGCACAACAAAAGATAGCATCCAATGAATTAGAGTTTACTGGCGGTGTATTTCCAATTACCGGTGGACTAAGTGTATCTGCTGGATCAAATACGGCTCCTGCAATTACCACAACAGGTGATACTAACACAGGTATATTTTTTCCTGCAGCTGACACGATAGCCTTCTCAGAGGGTGGTGTGGAGAGTATGCGGATTGATAGTAGTGGAAATTTGGGGATTGGATCGATCCCATCATCAGGAAGAACACTTACTATAGGCAAAGGAATGACGGGATCAACAGTCCCGTATGGAATATTAAATGCTGGTATTGTTCAATCGGATGTCACATCTGCAGCATATTATTTTTCTACTTTTGCGGCCACACAAAACAACACGTTTACTTTACCAACATTAACTCACTATTTTGCTCAACAAGGAACATTTGGAGCTAGTTCTACAATTACAAATCAAATTGGTTTTTTAGCTAATTCAAACCTTACAGGCGCAACCAATAACTTTGGCTTTTATTCCGATATTGCGGCCGCAACTAACCGCTGGAACTTCTATGCCAATGGCACGGCTAATAACTATATGGCTGGTGCTTTGGGGATTGGCACAACTGCTTTAACTGATGCTGTAGTTAAACTTGGTAAGAATATTACAGGTGGTTCAGGTGGCGGTGGCGGTGGTAGATATGATATCACCAATCCATCAGGTGATGTGCCTGGATCAGGAACATCCGGACAAGGTAACAACGGTGGTTTTGGTACAACAGACTTAGGTGCCTCCTCTACAGGTGGCGGCGGTGGTGGTGCTGGCGGAGTTGGCGGCAACGGATCTTCCCAGGTTGCCGGCAACGGTGGCATAGGATTACTTTCATCAATTTCAGGAACACCAACATATTATGGTGGTGGCGGCGGTGGAGGTTGTGTAGCAGGATTTTCATATACAGGCGGCACTGGTGGTGCAGGTGGTGGCGGCAACGGTTCAAATGGCACATCTGCAGCTGCAGCAGGTACAGTAAATACCGGTGGTGGCGGTGGTGGTGGCGGAACAAGCGGAAATGCTGGTGGTCGAGGTGTAGTAATTGTTCGATACAGATATCGATTTGCAGCTTGATATTGTGGTATAATTAATATATTTGTTTGACTAAGATAAAAATATCTGATATACTTTCAATAGGAACAGAACTAAATAATTCTGTAGTTTTATTTTAACTTGATTTGGAGATTTACATGGAAATTCAATTGACTTTGACTTTAGAAGAAGTAAATGGTGTATTACAATCTTTAGGTAACCTGCCATATGCACAGGTACAACCACTGGTTGACAAGATTCGTGCTCAGGCAACCCCACAGTTTGAGGCTGCACAAGCCGCAGCTGCAGCAGGTACCGAAGAAAAAAAGTAAGTCCACTACTCGATTCTCTAATGAAACGAGTAACCTGACAACCCACCATTTCGGTGGGTTTGTTTTTGGAGGTGCCTAAATACTCAATAAAACCTATTCTTTTTTTGAGGATTTCATGGCTACAGTATCCAATCGAGCTCAATTCACCGACTACTGCCTACGAAAACTTGGCTTTCCCGTAATCGAAATCAACGTGGATCCAGACCAAGTTCAAGACCGTGTTGATGATGCTCTACAATATTTTCAAGATTATCATTTTGATGGCCTACAAAAGACTTACTACATTCATGCCATCACTCAGCAAGACATTGACAATCGTTACTTAGATTTAAGTAATGTATTAGATAACTCCAATAATGCCACTACCGTGGTTGGTGTTACCCGTATATTTCCAATGTATGATTCACAAGCCAGCATCAGTATGTTTGACTTGCGGTATCAGTTACGCTTAAACGAATTGTATGACTTCACCAGTGCAAGTTATATTAACTACACCATGACGATGCAACATCTACGAATGCTTGAACAGTTGTTTGTTGGTGAAGTGCCTATTCGTTATCAACGTCACATGGAAAAATTATTCATTGATTGGGCATGGGGTCAGCAACAGGCACCAGTGGGCCAAATTGTAGTTGTTGAGTGTTATACAATTATTAATCCTGATGTATACAATCGTGTATGGGACGACCGTTGGCTCAAGCGTTATGCAACAGCACTTATCAAGCGACAATGGGGCGAGAACCTTAAAAAGTTTGGTAACATACAACTACCAGGTGGTGTCGTATTAAACGGTGATAAAATCTTTGAAGAGGCCATGGAAGAAATCAAAGACCTCGAAGAAGATATGGAAAATAATTATGGTGGCGTCCTCGAATTCATGATGAACTAATCATGCCAACTTCAGTCTACTTTAACAATTACAACTCACGTTATGCCGAACAACGGCTCGTAGAGGACCTCATTGTCGAATCCATTAAAATTATGGGATTTGACGGATTTTATCTACCTAATGATAATGATATTGCTCGTGATTTAATTTATGGTGAAGATCCAACCAAGAAATTTACATCAGCATTTCCAATTGAGATGTATCTTTCAGAGGCACTCAATTATACTGGTGAAAAAGAATTCTTCTCTAAGTTTGGTCTTGAAATTAAAAACCATACTAAAGTTTTGGTTACAAAGAGAACCTTTGAACAGCGTGTGCCACAAAATACATTTCAACGGCCACGAGAGGGTGATTTAATTTATATTCCGTTCCTTAATGGTACTGGTGAATTGTATGAAATTACTTTTACCGACCAAGACCGAGATTTCTATATGCTTGGTCGACCAGCACCATATTTCTATGAATTACATCTAGAGAAATTCAAGTTCTCTAGTGAGCTGCTTGCTACAGGTGTGGCTGATATTGATATTGCTGGCACACAGGCAACATACACGATTGACTTGCAGATGAACGGTGGTTCAGGTAATTACCAATATGGTGAGATTGTATATCAGTCTGCGGCCAATACACAAGCCAATGCGATTGCAACCGCTATCGTTCAATCTTGGACACGAGGCGCCAATACTGCCACGGCCAATACATTGACTGTATCCAATATTGCTGGTGAATTTGTGCCAGGCGGAATTCGAATTGTTGGTGCCACAAGCAATGCACAATACATTTTATCCTCATATGACCCACTTAAAGATTCTGTTGAAGATGATTCGTATGACAACTATGTAATTGAGAATTCTGCAAACTCAATTGTAAACTTCTCAGAACAAAATCCTTTTGGTAGCATCTAATGGCAAATACTTTTTATAACCGTGCTCTCAGAAAATATGTAATAGGTTTTGGTAACCTATTCAATGAGATTACTTTGGTGCGGTATAATCCAGATTTCTCAGAAGCACAGCGTATGATTGTGCCAATTGTGTATGCACCAAAAGAAGATTATGTTACTCGTTTAGAAACTGATCCTCGATTAGATAAAAAAACACAGATTACATTACCAAGAATGTCATTCGAATTGCTTGGTTTTAATTATGATGCAACTCGTAAACAGAATACCAATCAAAAACAATTTGCACAGACACCAACTGGCCTAGTATCACAATACAATCCTGTGCCATATAATTTTGATTTTAATCTATACATCTATGTAAGAAACATTGAAGATGGCACACAGATTATCGAACACATTCTTTCTTATTTTACACCTGATTATACAATGAAACTGAATATGATACCTGAGATGGGTATCGTCAAGAATATACCCGTTGTATTGAATTCAACGGCACAAGACATTGATTATGAAGGTAACTTTGAACGTGATACTCGTGTCATTATCTGGACACTTTCATTTACCGTAAAAGGTTATATTTTTGGTAAAATCAATGAAGCCGGTAATGGACCAATCACACATTCAATTACATCAATCTACAATAAGATTACTGAAGAAGATGTGATACAGTTTACAATGAATCCTAATTCAGGTGTTGGCACCTATCAGATTGGCGAAACGGTCTATCAAGGTTATTCTGCACCATTGGCGATTGCAACAGGTAAAGTGGTTTCATTTGAACGCAATATATTATCTGTAAGAAATATCAACGGTAACTTTGTATCAAATCTACCTATTCGTTCAGCCAGTTCTAGCACCGCATATAATTTTACTGGATTTAATCCTGTGCCACAAAAACTGGTTCAGATAGATACTACACCATCACCAACTGATGCCAATGCTGCAACACCATACATTGTGACGACAGAAATATCAGAAACACCAAATATACAAGAAGGATTATTGTTGCCGTCTGATTTTGCTGGTGACGCAATGTTTCAGGTCGGTGAAGATGATTTACAAACACTACAACAGAAACCAACAGATTTACAATAAAGGTAACTTAAATGTCCCGCACACTACAATTCAGACGATATGATACAGCCACATTAGCAAACACAACTGGTGCTGATGGAGAGCTTATTGTTAATACTGACAATCGCACTTTGACTGTGCATGATGGTGCTCTGCCTGGTGGATATCCTTTGTTAAATTCATTGACTGATAATAATATTGACCAGGTTGCTCGTAACACAGCAAACACGGCATCAGCAAATACTATTACATTGGCAAACACCACAATTACAATTTCAGCACTTAAAGCATTGACAGCAAATGCAGCCACATATGCTGATTTTCAAACTGCGATTGCAAATCTATAATACTATAATATAACATGGAACTAAGTGGTGTTTCAATTTCTGGTTTAGCCATTGGTGGTGGTCAGGTAGTACCACCATCACCACCAGCGCCAGTTGGTCCGGCATTGGGAACACAAGTTGCGTGGACCGATAACACAATTTGGTATACAGCAGGCACATCAAATCCAGGTGGAGCTTTTACCGCATCAGTTCGTCCAATTATACAGGTCATGTATGCACACAAAGCCATTAAGATTGCTAGTGGTGCAACAACTAGTTTAGGAATATATCAAACACAAACTGGTGGATTATGGCGTTGGCAGGCATCCGTTAGTTCTGTGAGCGATACGATTGGTAGTTTTTCTACTCCTATTTTTATTTCACCTTTGTTAGGCCAAAGCAATGTGGTAGGAGGACAAACGTATACTGGCACAACCAATGTTGAGTTTGTTGTTCCTGCCTATCGTTATTTTCTAATCATTCGTTCTCCAGGTCCACTATATACAGCATCCACAGCAAATCCAGGAAATGGTAATATAAACAGAACAGCAATGATTAACGGTGAGCCAGCATTTACAACATTGAGTTATTCAATTGTTGGTAGTTCAACATCAGTAACCAATCAGGTAACAAATCTACCTACACAATTAGGTGGTACTGATGCTGGTTATACCACAAGAACAAGTTATAACCCAGCATTTGGACTTACTTTTACTTTAGTATAAATTATTAATATGAACGACTTGAATAAAAATTTAGCAGATGTCTTTGATGTAACACCAATACCAGAAGAAAAGAAAGAAAAACTTCCTACAGTATCGGTAAAATATAATGAACCTGATTTAAAACAGGACCTTACAGACGCTTATCAACAATCAAAAGAAAATCTACAGGCAATCATTGACCAAGGCCAAGATGCCATGGAAGAAATACTCAACATTGCCAAAGCAGGCCAACATCCTCGTGCATTTGAAGTCTATGGTACTCTACTTAAAAACATGGTAGATGCTAATAAAGAACTTCTGAATATACAGAAACAAATGCGTGAGATGGATGAAGAAAAGAAAAAGAACACTGGCACCAATATTGACAAAGCCATTTTTGTAGGTTCTACTGCTGAACTCAATAAACTCCTTAAAGGAAAAGAATGAAGCTTTGGGTGAATGTTTGTTTTTATTATGTAGAAGAACGAGTAGAACGATTTAGAAAACTTGTAGATAATCTTCTTTCAATATCAAATATCAAACTCATTATTAACAGCAATGTTAATTTTGATTCTAATCTACCTATTCATGTTGCGGAACTAGGTGACCCATACTGGCATACATGGGAACATAAAAAGTATATGCCAGAATTTTTAAATTCGGACTATACACACTTTGCATATCTTGAAGGCAATATAATCGTTGAGAAGAAAACATTTGATTATTGGGTTACCACACGAGAACTATTCAAACGAAACAACATCAACTTTATACCTGCTACACACCGAGTTCAAGTCAATGATGGTCAAGTGTATTCACTAGATTGCACACACCATCAACAACACCGACCAACAATTATCGTAGAAGGTCAAAAGTTTGTTTCATTATCTGAACCATATCAAGGTATGTTTATTATGGATAAAGAATTGGTGAAAGAACATATTGAATCAGATTACTATCAATTTGGCCAAAAAGGTTCGTGGGGTATTCGTGAATCAGCCAATCTAGGCAATATGTTTGTCAATATTCCTGGAGGTTATAATCACAGGTATATGTTACC